ATTTTCTTCATAAAATTTTTGATAATATGTAGTATCCCAGTTTGCAGCATAATATCTAATAGCAACTTTAAAAATACCTCCTGAATAAGCAAGCAATTCATCTCCTAAAGTAAAGTAAGTCTTAAACGCTATTTTTATTTTTCTGCCTAATACGTGGGAAGTATGTCCGAACATTCTATGAGTTATCCTATAACTCCAGCTATTACACTCAGTATTTATTTTACTACTTAAATAATTATCAGTTTTGACTAAACTTGGAACGTGCTGATTACTCCCAATCCAATAATGCCCAGTTATACTCCAAGCATTATCGTTTTGTGCAATGCCTGAATAACCGTTAAGAATTGTTGTATTAATGTCTGTGTAAGAGTTTGATATTCCTGTGTCTGTAAACTTTCCAATCTTTATCTTATCTTCACCGACCACTAATCCCTTTATATTTGATGACGCTTCTAAACTTACAACATCATTGTATAATTTTGTTCCATCAAATATCCAACCTGCGATTTTATTTATATTACCTAATGAAAAGATTTCACTTGCAGAATTGATTCCCTTTAAGCCCCAATTAGTTCCGTTTGTGTAATACATTCTTACATAGTTATCAATATCTTTATAAAGAGTAAATGCGTTGTTAGTGCTATCCAAAACAAACCCACCAGATGGATTGTTTGATGGCGTTCCAGAAGCAAGTTTATAGATTGCCGAATTGTTAAAAACGGCTCCAGCTATTTTTGCTGTCGAAGTTGCTGTATCGAACTCAAATATTTTATCCCCAGCTTGTCTCATTTCAAATTTAGCAGAAGCATTATCAACCGTCATTAATATCCCTGCTGTTGCTGAATTACTCGATATATAAACACCACCTTTTGCATAAAGACCATAGCCTGATAACGCCCCGAGCAAATTATCTGTTATACCTGTTAATCTACCAAGTCTTAATTTAAGAGTATTTGAGCTGTTCCAACTACTGACGGAATTAACATCATTTTTAATATCAATAAATGGTGATTGACTATCATCCGATGTTAAGTATATACTTCCTCGCCTTTCTGGATTAGTTAAACTACCAATTCTTACAACAGTATCTCCAAACTCTAAATCTCCAACAGGTGTTTGTAAATAATCAAATTCTATTGTTACTCCACTAACACTAATAACTTTCAAAAATAGTCTTTTTACAACAGTAGTTTGATTAAGTCTTACTCTCTGTATTAGCAATATATCATCTTCAATGAATGGGCAAAAATTAGAATTATCAGGGTCTTCAAAAGTTATCGTTTTAGGCTCAGCTGTAAGATTAAACGACCTTATTTTACCAACTGAAGAGACAAATAAACTTCCATTTGTTGCCCTTATTTGATTAATGATTAGCTCAAATACTCTCATCGTGCCACGAACTGTCAAGTTATCTAATTCCAAATGAGATTGATTTGTTGATGTTATACCATAATCTAATCTCCATCCACTACCAGTCCAACCACTCGTAAAATTATTGTAAATTGATTTATTACCTTGCTGATTAATATCAGCCTTAAAAATATTAGTTCCACTTGTTCCTTGCTGATTAAGTGTTGATGATAAAGTTAAAATATCTGTAAAACTACCTGTCCCATTAACATCTAATTTATAAACTGGATAATCATTACCGATACCAATATTATTATTATAATGAATACTTAATGCTGGGGATGGACTAATTATTTGTTCCGTGTGTGTTGACATATCAGCATTACTTACTAAAAATCTTATACGACCATTTGTTACAAAATGAATAGCAGAAAATCTTCCGTGTACCCCCTGAGTATAGGTAAGATTAGATAAACTACCTGATACTCTACCATTAAAAATAAGAAATGTGTCATAATAACCTGTATCATTGGAAGTCATTATTCTAAATTCACGGTTACTAAAATTATCATAATCTCCATGAGCTGTTGAACCAATAAATAAATTATAAGAACCTGCCACTTGTTCAGTTGCCACTGCTTGAATTGTTCCTTCTACGTATAATTTTTGCTGTGGAATTGTATAACCAATTCCTACTTTACCGTCGTTTCTTATAAAAACTCTATCTAAACCATTAGTTCTCAAACTAAAAGAGTAATTATCTGTAGTTCCAATCCAACGACCAGCTTCTCCAAAAACGATATTCCCATTAACAGTCAATCCTGCAAAAGTAGGGGAACTTGTTGTAGCAATATCTTGTATAGTATTTAACGCGTTAGAAGTTAATCTAAGATTGGTTGAATTGAACGATAAACCAATTGTTCTATCAGTAGTTAAATTTCCACCGCCTGTGAGTGGAGCAGTTGTAAGAATATTTCTATCAGATCTTACCGCATTATTTGTTCCTGTACCTGCATTTGATAACATCAACTGGGCAAATGTCGGAGTATCGGTTGGTTTTATATTTTGTATCGTATCAAGTTTATTATCTGTAAGTTTTAAATTCCCGGTATATTTCAACGATACAACATTATTTAACAACTCTAATGGCTTTTCAAATGTATAATCACCGCCTCCAGTAGATGGATAGGTAATGGTTTGTATGCTGCTTTCAAAAGATGACAACGCCTCTGTAGTTTTATCTATCAACACCTGTCGGATGTCGTAACTGCTCCCAGCTATTTGCACCGCGATAATATCTACTATCCCTAATTTTATAGTAATATTTGGGAAAAAGAATCCCATCCCGTTTATATTTATTGTGTCTATTAAATCCCAATTTATTGTGTTGTCATCAAGATGGACTGTAAGTTTTATTTCCTCGTGTCTTGTGCCATAGAACGCCAAGTATCTGGTTGCATAATTCTTTGCCAATTCTGAATAGTATAAATCCGCATCCCCTACGTGTTTTGTTACAGATATAATTTCTTTTTTTACTTCATTTCTCGGTTTTATGCTAAAATCACTACCTGGAATTGTATTTGTAGCTATACCTATGTAATCTTTAAGTTTACCACTATTAACATCTCTAATCCAGCTTTTAATGGTAACTTTAGCTCCATCTGCTAATTGTCTCCAAAATAGTTTCCTACTATAACTTATTATCTTAGATTCACTCAATTCTTGCACATTTCCAACCGAGCCTAATTCGCTCATCGCAGCCAATAATAATCCATTCTCTTTAGCTAATAGATATGCCCCCGATAACGCTCCTATTTCAGGTTTAATACTATTTACTAACATTACCAACGCATCCAGTGGCTCTTTACCAAACGGTCTGCTATCTATTATCATCGTGCCATATTCTAAAGGTATATCGAAAACCACGTTATTTGAGACAATTAAATCCTCGCCCGCCCAAGCTTGATTATACAATGCCTTGATTATCTTTAACCCATCAAATGTTACTAATTGACCATTCTCATATTTATTACAATCTACACCATATATCTTTTTATCGTATGATTTTGCTTCCCAATTGCCATTTTCTTGGCTATATCTTATCATATTAAATGCTGATGTATTCAATGGCGGGGTAAACTCTACTCTATTTGCACTGATTCCATATAAAGGATGTGTTTCAATTTCGGATTTTACAATAGTTCTAAACCTGCTAACACCTGTTGTTATCTCTGGTATATCAACTATATCGCCCGGATAAACTAATATATTATTTATATCATCATAAACTTCCGGATGCCCTGCAGTAATCCATATCTGATTTAATACACCATTGTTATAATTAAAATCGTAAAATGTAGATATTGGACTTTGAGCAAGCAACCTATCTTTTATCTTATAAGTTGTACGTGATGGAAGAGCTTGGATTATAGATAAAGCGGATAATTTATCTACTACCTTAAATGTTATCTGTTTATCTGTATCGTCGAAAGTTATTGTAGAAAAATCTACCATACCAATAAATTTAACTACATAACTTCTATCACTTTTACAATAACTTATTTTTATTAAATACCGTTGAACGCTTGTTAAATCAATCGAAAAACGGCTATAAACGGGCGTGTCTGGTATATAACGAAGTGTAATTTTTGCATCATCGAAAACAATTGCACCCGGCTCACCAGGATTATCGCTTTCAATTTTTTTAGACAACACAGGGCTATTGACAAGATACTCGCTCCAGTCTTCCCAACTGCTCGTCGGATATTCCCTAAATTCTATTTTTATCGGATACAACATTTTTAATTAACAATTAACAATGCATAATTAACATTTCCCATCCTCCATCCTCCATCCACCATCCTCCATCCACCATCCACCATCCACCAACCTCCCATCCCCAACCTCCAATGCTCAATTCCCCTCTCCATCTATAAACGGCTGTAATTTCAACATATCCATTGCACTAATTTTCAAATCACCGAACTCACTTAATTTTATCGGAGTGTAATTCCCAAGTTCAACTTCGAGTTCTAACAACTCATCAATCTCTTTATTAAATTTACTTAGTGCTTCTTTATCATTCTGATCTATCTGATAATTATCATCTTCTTGCTTCTTACCGTATTTTTTTATCAGTTTAATTCTCTGTTCATCAAATCTTTTCAGCTCTGCTATAACTGTATCCAGCAGTTTGGACATTTTATAAGATGTTTTAATTGTCATTTCTTTTGTCATCAAATTATTCAATGGCTGAGAGCTTTCGACTATGTCCCTTAATTTTAGTTTCATAAATAATTTTTCCTCCTGTTAGATAATCCTAAATTATAAATTTTATTAGCTTCTACTTCATCTAAGTAAGCGACGGCGTTTATTCCATTTTCCAAATTTTTATTCAACCTGTTTACGCCTTCTTCCAATTTGCTGAAATCATAAGTTTTATTTGAAATGTTATTATAAATCTGCGGTCTTAATTCATTCTTAAATATTTCAACAAATGTTTTTTCCGGTGCTATAATTTCATTATGCCAGCCCTCGATAAAACCAGCTTTTCCTTTTGGCAATCTACCGCCTTCAGCAAATCCGCTGAGATTTGTCGCTTGAATCTTTGCTACATTTGCAAAACCTGCAGCCATTGTACTGATTGCAAGTAGCGGTCCTAACACGGGTCCTGCTCCAACTGGTGGTGGACTTAACGCTGCTGTTGCTGCCTTATATGTTTCTATAATTGTCTGTCCTACTGCCATTAATTTATAAGCAGCAGTATGCTTACCGAATAAAGTTGATAAATTAGCAAACATCTGACTATAAGAATCGAGAGTTTGATTTGTCCGCTCTCTATCAAGTTCGGCTAAGCGTCGGTTCTTTTCTTCATTTAATGCATCAAGCATTTCACCGCTGTTTTCATATATCTTTATCTTTTCTAATTCAGCATCGTACCAAATTTGTATTTCTTGTTCTTTAGATAATCTCGCATAATCCAATAAACGACCATATTGAACATCCGCCAGCTCTTCTGGTTCAAATGGTAATTCATCAGGCAATTCTACTTTAGGCGGCTTTGCTTTTTTCTTAATCTCTAACTCAATCTCTTCTAATCTATTCATCAAGCCAGTTACATCTTTGCCGTATTTTTTGTATAGAGAAATTTGTTCACCAAGATGTTTTTTCTTCATCTCAAGTAGTAGCAAATCATTATCAGTTTCTAATTTTAATAATTCCTCTGCGTGTCGCTGTGCTTCTGATAGTTTTGATTTTTGTTGGTTAAATGCATCATCTATCTGTTGTCTGCCTGCTTCTTTTTTTATTTCGGTTAATTTGTCATTATAAACTTTTTCAGCACGCAGATACTCTTCATTGTTTTTTAATTGTTCGTCGGTAAGATTAAACTTATCTTTTATAATTTTTTTATGCTCTTCAAACTCTTGTCTTGCAGCTTCCTTTCGTTTTTCTGTATCACTTCCGGCAAGTTCAATATCAAGATGTTTTTTCAGAGTTTCATATCTTGCATTTATAGCTGCTTTTAATTCTTCTTCTTTTTCTTTAAGTAATTCTTTTAATGCTAATTCTTCTTTTACAAGACTGATAATTTGACTTTGTAAATTACTTTGCTTGCCTAAGTTAGATATTGCTTCAATGCTATTTCCTTTGCCAGCTTGAGTTAATTTATCCAACTCCCTTTTTAAATCTTCAACGGCAAGTTTATTAAGCACTAAGCTCTCTTTTACACTATTATATTTATCACGCAGTTCATCCAAAGACAAAGATTTTAGTGATTCCTTTAACTTGTCGTTTGACTTAGCAGCTTCATCGGTTTTATTGATGAATAAATTTAGAGCTTCGGTTAATAAACCAACTCCAATAATTAACCAACCAGCCGGACCGATTGAGGCAAGTAAACCTTTTGTTGCGGTGCTAATCCCCATCAAAGCACCTCTGAAGGCAATACCCTCAGCGGCGGCAAGTTTGAATAATCCTGCCCCGTATTTTATAGCATTTGAAAGCGTAGAAAAATTACCGATAAGAGGAAGCAAACCAGTAGTTTTCAACATTATAGCTGCAGAGGTCATAAGTCCAAAACTTCCAACTAATCCAGTTAAAGTTGGTGAAATCTCATTTAGCTTCGTTATCACATTGCTAAATCTCTCAACCAATGGTGTTAATGCATAAGCAAGCGTGCCACCTACAGTTTGCTGTAGCTGTTGGAAATTATCTTGTAAAGTAGATAGCTTACCGCCAAGTGTACCAGATTGTTTTTCCATCATACCATAAAACTTACCGCCCTCACTCGTAGCAGCCTTAAATGCATCTATCACAAGTTCAGAACTAATCGCACCCTGTTCCATCTGCTTTTTAAGTTCACCAATTGACTTACCTGTTTTTTCTGCAATGATTTGAAGCGGATTAAAACCCGCATTGATCATTTGCATTAAATCCTGACCCATTAGCTTACCAGTGCTTTGCATTTGTGCAAATGCAAGTGTCAATGCATTCATTTTTTGTGCGTTGCCACCCGATACATCACCTATCATCTTTAAATAAGGTAATATTTTCTGAGCTTCTACTCCGAAGCTTAAAAGTAATTTAGCATTTTCTTGTAATCCCGAAATCTGTAGTGGAGTTCTTGCAGCAAAATCACGCAGTTCCGTTAGCATTTGTTTCGCACTTTCAGCACTGCCAAGCAATACTTCAAATGCTGCCGATGATTGTTCTATGTCTATATATGCCTGTATTGGTGTGGCAAACATACTCTGCAACGCAGAATATGTCTCTTTAAAACCGATAATAACCTGTCTGGCATTATCAAACCCCCTTGCCAAAGACATCTCAAAGCCATTTACTACCTGCTGTCCATACTTGAAACTTTTATATAACTGTTGTATATTTTCATCAGTTAATTTGATGGAAGCTATGGCATCTTTATTATCTATCTTTATTGTAAGTTTTATTTCATTAGTAGCCATTTTAATCTTTGTGGCAATTGGTGATTATTTATCAATTCTACTAAACAAACTATTCAAAAATTTAAATTAGCCATCGGTCATTGGTCATTGTTAATTGGTCATTGTTAATTGTTAATTGTTCATTGTTAATTGGTCATTGTTCATTGTTAATTGTTAATTGAACATTGAGCATTCTTAATCTTACTCTTTCTCTTACTCTTACTCCCTCTCCAATTAACAATTAACAATTCCCATCCTCCATCCCCCATCCCCCGTCCTCCAACCCCCATCCCCCAACCTCCAATCAAACCGAGTATGCTTTGGTTACTTTATCTTCTCCCATTCCGCTATTCTCATTCTCAACTCATTCAACTCTTTTACCCTAAGCATATAATACCAATCATAACACATCCGAACATCAAGATTTTCTATCACCCGAACTTTGCTTATATCTCCATCTGATAATTTGAACAGTATAAAATCAATTGTTATCTCTGGTTGGTAATAATTGACTCTTAATTCACTTAAGCTCTCAATTTCACGATATGCTTGGTCTAATTCTGAATTTAATTTACTAAAGAGCTGTTTGTAGCTTTTATCAAACTGCTCTTTCTGGTAAAAAAATCCGCAATCACCTTATTGATTATCTCGAAGTCATCTTCATATATATCATCTTCAATTTTTCTATCGAGGATAATATTCAGCAATTCGGTGATTTTATTACCAGACAAAAGAATTATCAAAGAATTCTCAATATTATTTTTATCCACATCAGATAAAATTTTTAATATCTGTCCCCAATCCTTGAGAGTATATTTTTCTTTTAAACGATATTCTTTATTATTTATAATGTACATTTAAATCCTCTTACTCTTACTCTTTCTCTTAATCTTACTCTCCCCCAAAGCAAGGATGCTTTGGCTACTACTTTCCCCCAAAGCAGGGATGCTTTGGCTACTTTCCCCCAAAGCAGGGATGCTTTGGCTACTACTTTCCCCCAAAGCATGGATGCTTTGGCTACTACTTTCCCCCAATGCAAGGATGCTTTGGCTACTTTCCCCCAAAGCAAGGATGCTTTGGCTACTTTCCCCCAAAGCAAGGATGCTTTGGCTACTTTTACTCTTCCCCCAAAGCAAGGATGCTTTGGCTACTCTCCCCCAAAGCAGGGATGCTTTGGCTACTTTCCCCCAAAGCTGGATTATAACTTATAACTCCAAATTCTGCTTCACCATTGACTTCTTTTTTAAACTCACAGCCATCGTATTCTTGCAATTCCGATAACTGCTCTAACTCTTCGATAGAATTAAGGACTTTAATCAAATATCCTTTATCATAAATTTTTATAATCATAGAAACCTCTTTTTAATTAACAATTAACAATGCACAATTAACAATTCCCATCCACCATCCACCATCCACCATCCACCATCCACCATTGTCCAATCAATACCCAATCTTAAGCGTTCCGCCGTTTGTTCCATCATCGTTAGCTGGTCCGCCTTCAGCTGCACCGAATAAAAAGTTATGATCGTGAACGAACACATTGCCTTTAAACTTGTAAATCATTTTGCGTGTTTCATCATTTATTACATAGCTCCTCACCAATGTTAATACACCTGCAGCAAAATCATAAGTATCATAGTAACCGTTATTGTTTTGCTGTTTGATTTTTATAGATGGAGCATTTTCTTTATTCATCATAACCAATCGCGCATCAAAAGACGCATTTAATACTTCAATAGTCAATTCATAAGATATGAAATCTACTATTGAGACATTGTTCTCACTTGTCTTGGTGCTTTTTGTTTTCATTACGAGATTATAACTACTTATCTCCCCCGCATCTGAGTATAATGAACTGCCCTGTGGAGCTGAAAACTCAATTAAGTACGGACGACGTAATAAATTACGATTTTCGCCCGCTTTTACATATCCAGTTGTTTCTTTGTTTATGATTATACCACCAAATTGGTCAGGACGAAATGCTCTTTCAGCGACAAATTTTATTGATCTTTTATCGCTGCTAATTACATTTTCAAAATCAATACCTAAATCATTAGGTCTTGCGAATACATAAGCTTTGTCTTGTGCATCATCGGATTCTTGTTTATTCGGTATTGCTTGTATATCAACATTACCATTCAGCCAAAGAAATGAGCTTTTTAACAGCTTCATTGTTGGCTGCAAAGTTTCGACTTCAAGTTTAATGTTAATCTTATTATCCCAACTTCTATCCAGATAATCTTGTATAGGTTTGTATTGACTTTCCTCCAAAGACGCATTGCCTCTAATACCCATTGCTATTGATTTATCTAGATTAGCTAAAAAACCAGCTTCTGCGAACACAATTTGTTCTAATCCAACTCTAGTTATATTCATTTTAAGCTCCCTTCTTTTTTAATTAACAATGTAGAATTTATAATTTAGAATGTAGAATGTAGAATGTAGAATGTAGAATGTAGAATTAAACATTCAACATTTTGCATTCTTACTCTTACTCCCGCTCCAATTAACAATGCACAATTAACAATTAACAATGCACAATTAACAATTAACAATTCCCATCCCCCATCCCCCATCCTCCAATCTCCAACCTCCAATGCACAATTAACAATTAACAATTCCCATCCTCCATCCCCCATCCCCCATCCTCCAATCTCCAACCTCCAATGCACAATTAACAATTCCCAATCTCCAATCCCAAATTTCCATTGACTAATGACCAATTAACTATAAGTGCTCTCAAAAATAACACCATTCAAAAACCACAGAACTAAAACAATCGGTACAGTAAACCATAATGAAATTCCTTCTGCATTACAAAACAATAATCCAACGGCTGTAAACAATGACCACAGATATAATGTTTTCGTCAAATGCCAGCCATCTTGAGTAAATACCAATACAGTTTTAAGCAATTTATTATCACCATTATATTTAGTTACCCAGAATTTCCAATTCGGGAACCAGCTCTCGTGTGGTCTAAACTGTATTGTATCTCTCTCTGCATCCAAGAAAAATGCAAGTATCAGTAAAGTCAGCACTATTAAATAAATCATCTCGAACTCCAATTTAGAATTAACAATTAACAATTCCCATCCTCCATCCTCCATCTTCCATCCTCCATCCTCCATCTTCCATCCTCCAATCACCTACTTCCTATTTTTCGGATTCCATCCAACCCAATCTTTTTTAAATTTATAAAGTGTATAACCGAGTGCAACTATAAAACCAAGCAATGCAAATATTTCTTTCAATATTATAACCATATCCAGTAATTCTTCTATTTTAATATCTATAGCTAAGGCTATTAAGTAAGCTATCCAAACAGTTATTATATTATGAAATCTTTCAAGCATAGTTTTTATTTCAACATTTAGTTAATAACAATAATAACAAAAATGAAATGATAGTTATTATAGTGCCGGTTATTATCTGTGCGTTGGATTTTCCGTTTAGTAAATCCAGTATGTTTCGGGCTAATTGTTCTTTAATTACAGGCAGAGAGTCTTTTAATTTCAGTTCTACAACAGGCTCAGGTTCAGGGGGTTGTGGCTTTTCTTCCATTACTACTTTAGTTTTATCGAAAGTAGTTTTACCCGGTATCATCTCTATACCTCTGGATTTTACATCCGAGAAATCATCTCTTTTTTGCATCGCCTGCAACCAATCCTAATACAAACAATATTACTACAATCAACTCACTCTCTGGTATGCCAATACCCAAGAATTTATTAACCAAATAAGATACAACTCCCACTATAACTGTTACGGTAGTTTTAACATCGCTGAACATTTTAACCTCCGGTTAATTAACAATTTAGAACTCGGACCCGCCAGGCGTCCGTTCCCTACAATTAAAAATTCCCAATTCTCAATTAACAATGCATAATTAACAATTCCCATCCACCATCCACCATCCACCATCCACCATCCACCAACCTCCCATCCCCAATGTCCAATGACTATACTTCGACTTCGCTCAGTATGAAATGACCAATGAACAATCTTTTCTCCTCCGCTCGTCTTTTAACAAGACTCGGCAGTTCTTTCATTCCGCCTGATTGTCTTACCTTTGTCCATTTCATAAATTCTTCACCAGCTTCAACTATTTTATTTTCATTCAATAATTTGAGCAATGTGCTTTTTTTAAAATTTCCAACACCAATGTTATAAACCAAACTCACAAGAGCATCGAACTGATTTTGAGTTAATTTAACTTTTACAAGCTCATTAACTGCTTTTTCAAATAATTTTAAGTCCTGTTTAAGCAGCAATTCAGCCATTTCTTTATTTATTGACATACCGGGTTTCACATCATCGCCTGTATGACCATAACCGATTGTCAATTTACCTGCGGGGCAGCGATAAGCAGTTAATCGCAGCCCTTCATACTTTTTGATTATTGCAATTCCGTTTTCAGAAACTCTCATTTCAATTAACAATTAACAATGCATAATTAACAATTCCCATCCACCATCCACCATCCACCATCCTCCAATCTCCCATCCCCAATGTCCAATCACAACCTGATTCTTGACAATCTTCTCATTGCGTCAGTTCGCTCAACTACAAGGTTTAAGAAAAATTGCAAACGACTGACGCCTTGAGGCGAATTTTGATAATCTTGAAAATCTTGGAAATAAAATCCGCTGTTAGTAGCAAAACAAACACCAAGCTCTTCGGCAAATCTTACAATGTAAAGCGATGTGCAATCATTGTTAGTGCCGTCGGATTCGGTCTGTGTAATTGTGTTTGTATCTACTGCAACTATTGGCACATTATTGAATGTAGTTGCAGGCACTCCGAATGAATTAACACTTTCACCGGCTGCTCCCATTTTCTTTGCAATTGTAGTTAATCTTGCTGCTAAGTTTGTATTACATATAATTGCATTTGCACCTGGAACGGTTGCAAGTTGTTTGAACAATGTTTCAACGAATGTTTCTTGATTTGCAGTTGTATTTAATTGCAATGATACTTGAGTATTCATCGCAGCTTGCTCAGCAGTTGTAAAACCGAGTGCTGCGGTTTGACCAGCAGCTGCAGCGTCTTTTACAAAGGTACCAAGTCCAAGCATTCTGTTTGACGCATTTGTGCCTTGTATCATATCAATTTGAATCTCGTTTGCAAGTTTCACTGCCAATGCACCTAATTGTCTGTCCAGCCATCTCAACAATCCAAGTGGTGATCCGCTCAATTCAGCGTCTTTTTTATACAAATCATCAACTCCGATTTCTCTACCATATAATGCTAATGATACTAAGGTCGGATTTGGTGTTTGATTATCTTTTTGCAGACTTGCATTAACAGCTCTTGCAGCCGAATTTGTAAATGTAGATTTATCAGGTACATTTATGCCAGTTGAATAATCTTTCCTAAACTCTGCATATTGCAGAAGTGGTGAAAGCTCCAACATTTTACCGAGCAATCCAGCAGCTCTTTGAGATAAACTTGAGATTTGATCTATTTTCATTTCACGCTCCTTTATTTATAATTATGAATTTTCATTAGTTATTAGTCATTAGTTATTAGTTATTAGTTATTAGTTATTAGTTATTAGTTATTAGTCATTGGTCATTGTTCATTGTTCATTGTTAATTGAACATTGAGCATTAATTAACAATCTGATTCCTCTCCAGTATCTTCCCCAATATTCCGTCTGCTTGTTTTGGTCCTTGATTACCTTCATTACTTACTGGTTTATCTTGCGTTGTTGTAATCTTAGGCAATGCGTTTAATGCTATCTCGCCGGACTCAAAATCAGCTTCTAATAATTTCTTAAATGACGCAATTGTTTTTTCATCTTTAGCAGGGATTCTTTTATCTTCAATTGCTTTTTTAATTGCATCTTCAATTTTCTTTTGTGTTTCTTGCTTTGCTTTTTCTGCAAGTAATTGTTCTCTTTGTTTTTCAGCTTCTTTTACTTTTGCAAGTTCATCTAATAATTTTTTATTCTCTGCTGTTTGTAACTCAATTAACTTTTTTAATTCTGACACTACTTTATCTGTATCAGTTGATTTTGGTTCTGCACTTTGATTTGGTATTTCCGGCTCTTCTAATTGATCTATTTCTGGTTTATCCGGAAACAATTTCTTTAACAACTCTTTTAATTTCACTTTTTCCCTCCGAGACTTTAATTAACAATGTAGAATTTAGAATGTAGAATTAACAATCTTACTCTTACTCTTACTCCCGCTCCAATTAACAATTCCCATCCTCCATCCCCCATCCCCCATCCTCCAACCTCCAACCTCCAATGCTCAATTAACAATGCACAATTAACAATTAACAATTCCCATCCTCCATCCCCCATCCCCCATCCTCCAATCTCCAACCTCCAATCCCCAATTTCAACCTGCTCAAACTTATGAAATCAAATCAAATTGATTTTGGCATATACGTATATAATCAAATTATTTAGCTAAGATTATTTAATTTTTCTATCAAACAATTAGAGTATTTTGTTATGTATTCATACAATAGCATTGAGAAACTTTTATCTCAGCAAGCAAGAACAATTTTATCTGCTAACAATAATGAGCTTTTTAATCAGTTCGAACCGCAAGCTGAACAGATTGTTTTGAATAAAGCTAACGTTGATAAAAACAATCCCCCTGCTTGGGTTAAGCAGCCTTTTGTTTGGATCTTGGAATATCTTATCCAAAATCAATTCACAGGTAAATCTCCAGAATATATTGATATGATTTCCGAACGATACAAAGAGGCAATTAAAATTCTGCAAGAAGAGAATAATGACATTGTCATTAAATCTTCTAAAGTCGGTTATTATAAAAATATTTACTCAGGAGAGTTTTAATGCTAAAGTTTAAAGATTTAACAGATGTATGCAGAGAGTATTTATTACAACAACTCAATAATGTTTCTGTTGAAGCTGGTAAGTATGGTGAAATGCCTTCAATTGCTCCCTGCATTTGGATCTATGCTGAACCAACTCGCAATACTATTACTGCTGCTAATTACTTGCCTGCAATTCGTAGAGCTAAAGTTACTTTTTTTGCTATTGTTAATTCAGGTTTAAACAAAACTGATGCAGCAAATCAATCTATTGAGTTAATTGAATTAGTTGAAGAAAAAATTTTCTCAGAACAGTTTGATAATTTTTTGAATCAGCATCCAAAAAATGTTAATCAAAACATTACTGTTATTAATTACACTGATAGTGAGCAGCCACTAAATTTTGATGCAATTTATAGTGATTTTGCTGTGTCATATTTAGAAGTATGGATGGACTACTCAAGATGACATTGCGTTTTTTTTGCAAAAATCTATTTTTTTTATATCAATTTTCTGATTTCGTGTTTTTTTACTCGGGATTTTTTTTAATTGAAAAAGTTCATTTTAGGTTCATTTTAGGTTCATTTATAATTTTTTATGTGCATTTTCCCGACTTTTTTGGTTCATTTATGGTTCATTTTAGAAATTTTTTTTCTAAAATGAACTTTTTTAAAACTTTGTTTTATAATGCGTTATAACGAATTTTTATTAAAAAGTAATGGTTAGATACGGGTTTTTAAATATCTCGCCGTATAAATCATTTATGAAAGAATTTTATGGTGGGGAATTGGGGAGAGGGGAGAGGGGATGGGAGGTTGGTGGATGGTGGATGGTGGATGGTGGATGGGAATTGTTAATTATGCATTGTTAATTGTTAATTTTAAATCATCATCGAGGTAGTAATGACGAAAGGAAATAAGAAGGGTTTTTTAACACGTGAAGAGCAACAGCAAATTGCTCATTATAAAAAAAATAATCCAGAAGCAACTTATAAAGAGATTGCTGAAAAGTTCAAAGTAACTGAACGACAAGTTTTTAACGCCGTTCATTTCTATTCAGATATTTCCGGCGTTGAAAAAAGAACTCGCGCAGATGAAGAACTGCTTAAAAAAATTGCTATCTATAAAA